AAAAGATCATCCAGTTCACGTTGAACTTCATTTCTGCTTGGAATTGCACCAATCATGGGATTTTCTACGACTTGGCCGGATTCCATCACATCACTAACTGTAATGCTCTGAAGCCATTTACTCCGATATAACCGACATTTCAAATTTATCGAACACTCTTCAGCCTGTTCATACTGATTTTTCCCAGTCAAAATCCGGGACTCATCTAATTCAAAAATCAGAAATTTTGCATTTCCCTGACCCCGGCAGATACCACGGCACTGATAGCGGCAATTCCTTCTCCAGTTCAACGTTTGAAAGACAAGACCAGAAAACGCTCTGGCTGAAAAAGCACTATGAACGTCATTGTCCTCGCGCCAGTGCATCGCCGTTGAAAAGTCATGATTGCTCTTTCGCAAAATCACGACCTGCAGAATCGGATGATAGAGTAGTTCCACATACTCGCAGTCGTCCAACCGGGTATGGCAGGCCTTGCTGAAACGGATTCCATTTTTTGAGATTGTTATGACCGGGCTGCTCTGGTTGATAAAGCAAGTACCTGAAACCGTCAGATAATCAGATAACAATACCATATCCGACTTCTTTCCAGACCGCATTTCCGTCATATCGTTCAGTTCGACCACTTCTTCCGGCAGATAGGCATTCAGGCAAAGGCTGCGGATGCTTTCGGCATTGATGCCACTCCAGTTCGGATGGATGCCAACAAAGCCTTTCAATGTTCCCTGCTGGATCACCACAATATCCTGCACACCGCACTTCTTCCTGCTGGATGCCACCAGATGTGCAGCCCGTGCAATTTCCGGCGAAACGATTGCTTCATGGTGTTCCGGAACATAGGCAGAGCAGCGATTCCCATTGTTCTTCGTCACCTTGCCCAGCTTGTAGTCCACTACAATGCTCTTCCGGGCTTCCAGATCACCCCAGCGGCGTTCATTTTTCATGATGTTTGCCACCATCATGCCATTCCACTCCTGCCTGCCGCGCAGGGTGCTGCGCTTTTTCTGCGTCAGCACTGCCGCAATTTGATCGCAGTTATAACCATAGATAAACGCCAGAAAGATAAAACGAACTGTCTTTGCTTCTTCCGGCTCGATCACCAACTGGCCATCCTTAGTATGCCGATACCCCATCAGGTCAGCCACCGGGTACTGACCTGTCATAATGCGCTGATCATACGAAAGGATCATCCGGCGGCTCTTGTTGCCCGATTCCCAATCCGCCAGAAGTGCCTGTATATCGAGGTTGTACTGGCTATTCGGGTTGAGTGTGTAGATGTTCTCGGTTTCAAAGTACACACCGATTGGATGTGCCGGGTGCATAGTTTTCAGTGCTGCGATCTGCGTCATGCAATCCGAAAAATTCCGAGCGAAACGTGAAATGCTGGCGCAGATAATCAAATCCATCTTCTGGTCTTTGGCATCTCGCATCATTCGCTTAAACGCATCCCGTTTCCGCAGCGATGTGCCGGATTTTCCTTCATCACTGTAAATATCCTGCAAATTCCAGTTTTCCGTTTCTGCAATCTTTTTGGTGTAATATAGAGTCTGGTTTTCAATGGAAGAAATCTGTTCTTCGCTGGAAGTGCTGACACGGGCATAAACGGCTACACGCTTCAGGTCGCTGTCGTAAATCGACGGTGTCGGTTTCGCCGGACGAAAGTAGTCTTTTGCCGTTTTCTGGCCCTGTTCTGCCTGCTTATGGATTCTGTCCCGAATTTCAGCTTTTCTCTTTTCGGACTCCAAATGCCTACTCTGCCAGTCTGCTCCACACGGCAGCATGTCCACATCTTCTGCTGGGATATGTTCTACGTTCATTTTTCTTCAGCCTTTGTCATTTCATCTTCCAGTCGAATTCTCCACTCAAGATAATCTTTCCTTCGGATTGATGTATATTTTTCGGCCAATTCTTTCAGGTTCTGACGCTGATTCTCAACATTAAGAATCGTGTCAATTCTCTGGTCGTCATCATCTGTAACAACGTCCACTCGCATCGGCATGTCAAACAGATATTTCAGCAGAAAACAGAAATCACAGGTATTCGCTGCAAGGTAGGCCCTTGTCTGTGAAAAAATCAGATTGACGGCACCCTTTTTGCAATCTTTGAGCAGATGCACCATTTCCGGGCGTTTATAAATTTCCTTATTCCCTGTGATGTCAATATAGACACCAACCAGCCTTTTATCCGCATCATCCCTAAACTTTTCAGCATAATAGGAACTATGATAGGCCACTGCTGCATCCTTGGAGCGCTCCCACAATTTTGCAAGTTTCACATAGCCGCCAACTTTATACCTGTGGTCCATTTACAGCACCTTCCTCCGGCTGAACACTCCAATACCATCTCCGCTTCTTCTGGTAGCAGTGGATTCCCATTTCTGTTTTTACCATCCGCGCAACTCGTTTGCTGACACCCTCATTGTCCAGACGGCAATAAATTTCATTCGCACTCATATCGCCTTTTTCAAGAAAATGCTTGATCCAGTAGGCAGCTTTCTGTTGCTCTGTATCAAATTTAGGTTCGGTGTCCGGCTGTTGTTTTTCAAAGAGCTGCGGCCTGCATTCCAGCCATCGAAAGCCCTTGTCGGCAGAAATGGAAAAGCGGATGTCTTCTGCCGTAGGCGCAAGACTGTTTTTGATTTGATGTACGATTCTTATATCAGGATTCTCGGTATCTCGCTCCACCTGCAGGACGCTTCGTGCTGCTGCCACAACATCAATGCTTCCCAGGCTGCGGTACAGCCCTTTGGAACCTTCTTTTTTATTAAGGTGGCCAATCAAAACGATGGCACAGTCGTAGCCAGCAGCCCACATTCCAAGACGGCGCATGAGTTTCCGCGCTCTGCCTGCGATTTGCAAATCCGAATCGCTGCCAAGATAAGCCTGAATCGGATCGATCACGACCAATCGAGGCCGAAATTCAATGATTGCCTGACGGATGCGCTCATCGTCCAATGTGAGGCCGTTATAAACCTCTTCATTGATGAAAGCAATCTTCCTGCAGTCTGCCCCGCAGCGTTCCAATCGGGGCTTTATCGTATCCGAAACGCCATCCTCGGAGCACTGATAAATCACTTTTTGCGGCACGCCGATCTTACAGCCATCCGGGGTCTTACCTCCTGTTGAAAGTTCCGCAATCAGATTCATCATCATGGTAGATTTTCCATCGCCGGGATCACCCTGCAGAAGTGTGATTTTCCCGATTGCAATAAAGGGATACCACAGCCACCGTACATCCGTTGACTGAACTTCGCTATACAGTGTCAGCAGCCGTTCCATTTCGTTTTCCCCACTTCATTTTCGCAGCTTGATTTCATGCTTTTATTATACTCTTTTCAGATGATTTTTTCTGTGAACCATCAGTTCACTTGTTGCTCAAAATGTGAACTGCTGGTTCACATTTTGGCCTCAGAAGCCATCTCCGCTAAAGGGGAAAAATAAGAATTCTGACTTCTATGCAAATTGCCTCTTTTGTTCCTCTTGATTCATTTCTCCATAAGTCAAATAATTAAAGTATCTTATGCGGGCATTTGAAAGGAAGATCACTATATGTCCGTAAATCGCACTTCTCTAGGAAAACGAATCAGCTTCTACCGTTCAAAATCGAATCTGACGCAAGAAGTTCTTGCCGCAAAAGTCAACTGCAGTCGTGAATACATTGTCCAAATCGAAAATGGCACAAAGGCTCCAAGCCTTTCTGTTCTTGTCAAAATTGCCAACACGTTATCCGTTTCCGCGGATGAGCTTTTGCTCGACTGTCTTGAATATTCATCTTCCTCAGCAAACTCTGAAATTCATCGCTTGCTGTTGGACTGTAATGAAACTGAACAGACTGTCATTATCCGCATGGCAAAGGAGTTAAAGGCCACTCTTGTCAGCCTTGGAGTTTAACATTATTTCGCAGTAAAAAGCACAAAATAAAACGGCCCGCATAAGCTGCAGACGCACCCTCGAATTCTCCTGGGTGCTGTTTGTGGTTTACGCGAGCCTTCGATTTTTTGCTTCTGAAATTCTGTATTTACCTTAAATCAAGAAATCGCTGCACTTACTTTTCCTCACAACTGTTCAATGCATCCTCAAATGTAAAGCGAATTTTCACGCGCTCATCGTTGAAAACCTCGATGCGGTCAATAAAGGTTTCCACCACATTCTGTGACAGGTGCATCACATCGCCAGCTTCTCCCACCGTATTCATCACGGCTTGCAAATTATCCGTATCTTTCTTCACAGGCTGGAAAACTTGATTTTTCTCGGTACGCAGCCGTTGGATTTGCGCCATTCTTTCATCTTCCTGTACTCGGTAAGCATCTCTCTGTCGGATGAACTCTTCCTTACTCATGTTTCCATCAGCATACTGCTCATACAATGCGACGCGCTGTTTTACGATCTCTTCCTTTTCTGCACTCAGCTTTTCTTCCTGCCGTTCTAGTGTGGAAAAGCAAATCAACGCTTTGCGTTCCCGCTCGTGCAGGATCCCCAATATATGCTCCGCCTGCTTTATCTGCTCTGTCAGCGCATTTCGAACGATATGTTCCAGAATCTCCTCAGAGATTGGGATTCGCTTGCAGGGACTGTCCACCGCTGTGGCTGAAAATCTGCAGTTAAAAGAAGGGCCAAGTTTCTTGAGAACACGATATTTCATCAGTTTCTGGCAGTAGCCGCAGTAGACCTTGCCTTTCAGCGGATACTGGTGTTTTGTGTAGTTCCCGGTCTGATGATTCCCGTTTTGCAGCATAATGACCTTTTGCGCCTGTTCAAATTCCTCCGGGGTCACAATGGCGGCATGGCTGTCCTCAATTCGTACCTGCTGTTCCAAGGGAGCGCGCAGGACCCGATGCTTATAGGGAACCGGCATAATGAATTTCGCGCCCACATAGGTACCCTTATACTTCTCATTTTTCAGAACATGATAAACCGTCCCGCTTGTCCAATGGCTGCGCTGCAAGTCCCATGCTTTCTGCTCGCTGTACACATGATTTTCCGCCACGTGATACGCTGCCGGAGTTGGAATCTGCTTTTCATTCAGGATTTTTGCGATGGTGCCTGTTCTGTTGCCCTGCAATGCCAGTTCAAAAATCAGGCGCACATACTGGCTGGCTACCGGGTCGAGGATCAGCTTATGGCAGTCGTTCGGGTCCGGTAGGAATCCAAACGGGCGGTATCCTCCGAGATACATTCCTTTTTTCTGCATCACATGGTCTGCTGCTGCGATTTTAGCGGAGAGGTCCCGGCTGTAGGATGCGTTGATGATGTTCTTAATGGCTACTTCCAGTTCACATACATCGTTTCTGATCTGTATTCCACTGTCGTAACCATCGTTGACGGAGATGAAGCGAACGCCCAGCAACGGGAAGATTCGCTCCATATAATCGCCTGCTTCAATATAGTCACGGGCGAACCGGGAAAAGTCCTTTACGATAATCGTTTTCACCTTTCCGTCCTGCGCGTCCTCAATCAGCCGCTGGAACGCTGGGCGGCTTGTGGAGGTGCCGGAATAGCCATCGTCCACGTACTCCTGACGCGGCTCTGCAGCCAGTTCCGGGCGAGCCATGATGTACCCCTCTACCAGTCCGCGCTGGCCCTGAATGCTGTTGCTCTCAGCCTTATCAGCACCCACATCCTCGTCCGCAAGAGAAAGCCGGTAATAGGTTCCGATCATCTGCTGCTCACCGCCTTTCAAACGTGTAGATCAATTCTGCCTTTACGATTTCTGCTGCACGATTTTCCAGATTTCTCATACGGCGTACCCACTCCATCTGATTTTCTTCTTTCAGTTTTTCCGATATGCCCTCCCGCTGGCTCAGCTGCTCGATCAAAACCTCATATCGTTCCACTGCCTGCTCTTCCACATTTGCTAAAACAGTATCCAGTTTTCCGCTCAGCAGCAAGCTCTGGTAATAGGCTGGTTTTCGCAGTTTCAGGTACGCCTTGTGCAGCATCCCCCAGCGGCCAATCGGACGGGTCCGTGGCAGTTTCAAGGCTGGCAGATAATAATCCCCCACCAAAACATATTCCATTCCTGTCCGGGCATCATAGATTTTCTCTTTCATTGTCTGTTCTCCTTTTTCGTTAAAACACAAATTCCGTATAAGTTATTTTCCTGCGGTCCACTTCAATTTTCTTTACATACTGCTGCAGATTGTCTGCCGTTAAAAGAACCTCTGTGTTTCCTGCGATCTGCTTTTTCTGCTGCAATTCTTCTTGAACAACGGCCAGTTCTTTCTCTCTTTCAGATTTTGTCTGCTTCAGTAATACGATTTCATTTTCTACACCTTGCTTCAGTTCCAGAAATTTCTCCTTTGAAAGTTTTCCGAGAACATACTGCTCATAGCCGCTGCGCTTCTGCGATTCCATCCGAACGATATTGCCCGACACCTGTTCCATTTCACGGCTCAATGCAATTTTCTTTGTTTCAAGGTTGCTTTTTCCCGAATTCTTCTGCATCAGCTTTTTCAAGTACTTATGTTCTTCTAACCGCTGGTACAGTTCCTTATGGATGCCGTTCCAGAGGTCTTTCTCTGAGATGGAAACATGGCAGAATTTACAGTAAAAATACAGTGAACCATCACTTTGCCAATGGCAAACCAGCTTTTCGCTGCACTTTTTGCAAAAGATTCTGCCTTTGAAGATGTTCGGATTGTTCTTTCTGCGCTGTTTGCACCATGTTTTCCGTTCCTCCCTGACCGCTTGCTCAGCTTCCCGCAACGCGGAAACTTCATCAAACAGTTCCCAGCTGATAATCGCCGGATGGTTGTCCGGCACCATCCGCCAGCTTCCCCGTGGATTTTCTCCGATTTTTCGATACGTTTCATCGTAGGCGATGCGGTTATACACCATGGTTCCCGTGTAGACCGGATTTTCCAGAACCTTTGTCACGAAAGCTGGCTGCCATGTAGGGTCCTTTACCCGTGAGGTATTTCTCATATAACCCAGCTGACAGCGGCGTGTAAAAGGTGTTGGGATTCCCTGCGCAGACAGCTTCTTTGCAATCTCGCGCTCTTTCATGCCGGATTTCTTCCAGAGAAAAATCCGCATCACCACATCGCTGACTTCCTCATCCAGAACCAAATGATTCTGCTGATTTCTCTTGTAACCGAACGGAACCGGGGTATAGATTTCTCCCCGCGCTTCCTTGGAGCGAAAACACGACTGGATTTTCTGGGACAGGTCTTTCGAGTACATCTCGTTGATCATGCTCTTGATTGGCACCAGCATCCCGTCACGGCTCTGGCTGTTCAGGCTGTCATAATTATCATTGATGGCGATAAATCTTACGCCGAACAGCGGAAACACCTGTTCCAGATACTGGCCTGTTTCCACGAAATTGCGGCCCAAACGCGAGAAGTCCTTTACCACGATGCAGTCGATTTTCCGCTCCTGCAGTGCTTTTAGAAGCCTCTCAAATTCCGGGCGGTCAAAGTTCATCCCTGTGCACCGCTTGTCCGCAAACACATCCAGCAGCATCAGATCATCCCGGTGGTTGATATACTCTTTGATGTAAGAAATCTGCACTTCCAGCGATTCCGTATCCCGAAGTACATCATCAAAATCGGACAGTCGTGCGTAAATTGCGGTTTTCCAGATACGGTGCGGTGCGTTCTCCGCTTCCCGCTGCGCCGCACTTACTTTCTTGCTTACTCTTGCCATAGGTCAGACTCTCCTTTCATGCAGATACTTCATGCTGCCCCATCTGCTTTTGATGCAGTTCTTCCAGCAGGTCTGCAATCTCATCGTGGAATCGGAACGTGATTTCTACCCGGTTGCCCTCATACACTTCGATTTTCTCAATCAGTTCCACGACCATCGGACGGGTGATTTCTTCCAATTTTCGATACTTACGGTACACATCCAGAAACGGATAAGCGTTTGGAGCAGTCTGTAGGTTTTGCCGTTCTGCTTCCAGTTCTGTGATTTTGCGGTCATACTCTTCGATCCGATTGCTGTACAGTTCGTTGTAGTTCAAAAAATCCTCCCGTGTGAGGATTTCGTCTGCATAATCCCCGTACAGTTTTTCCTTAATGCCCTGTGTATGGGCCTTTTCTGCAGTCAGCTGCCGAATCTGCCGTTCGATGCGCCGCACACGGTAGGGTTCCTGCTGGGCCTGCCGGATGCTTTCTACAAACTCGGCTTCTTCCATCACGATCTGGATCTGCATCTGAAGCGCATTCCGCACAATGTTATAGAGCTTTTCATCCCGCAGATTATGGCTCGTGCAGCTGCCCTTGTTCTGCTTGCTGCCGGAGCACTGATAATAGATATACCGCTTTCCTTTATAGCTGGCCGACCTGCGCACTAGCCGGCTGCCGCAGTCCCCACAGTAGAGAAAGCCTGCAAACAGGGCCACCGTTTCGGCATCGTTCGGCCTGCGGGTTTCGGTTTCCAGAATCCGCTGCACCAGTTCAAACTGCTCTGCCGGAATGATTGCTTCATGGGTGTTGTCCACGATTGTCCAGTCCCGCATCGGCACATTCATTTTCTTTTTGGAGCGATAATCCAGTCGCCGGGTCTTTCCCTGCACCAGCTTCCCGGTATAGACCTCATTGTGCAGAATACGGTCCACTGCCTTGGCAGACCACGGCGGCTCATCGCTCTTGCGGAAATGCAGGCTCAGCTTTGCGCCGCTCTGCAGCTTTCGCGCGGCTGGAGACGGCACCTTTTCCGCATTCAAGCGGTCTGCAATACCCTGATTATTCATGCCGCCGATCTTCCAGCGGAAAATATCTTGCACCGTTTCCGCTGCCAGTTCATCCACAATTAGCCTGGTATGATTGGCAGGATCCTTCCGGTATCCAAACGCTGCAAAGCTCCCCACAAAATCGCCGCGCTTGCGCTTAACCGCAAGCTGGCTCTTGATTTTGACGGAAATATCCCGGCAGTAGGCATCGTTGAGCAAGTTCCGCATCGGAACCATGATGGAATCGCTGGTCTTCCACGCAGATTGACTGTCATAGTTGTCTGTCACAGCAATCAGCCGGACCCGCATGACCGGGAAAATCCGTTCCAGATAGCGTCCCACTTCAATGTAATTCCGTCCAAAGCGGGACAGATCTTTCACCAGAATGCAGTTGATAGTCCCTTGTTCCAGTTCCCTGAACAGGTTTTGGAACGCAGGCCGTTCAAAGTTCGAGCCGGAGTAACCATCGTCCACAAACTCATCCACGATGCACAGTTCCGGGTGGTCTATGGCATAGGCTTCCAGTAGTGTGCGCTGGTTTGCAATACTGTCGCTCTCTGTCTTATCGCCATCCTCACGAGACAAACGCAAGTACAAGGCTGTACGGTATCGGGTTGTATTTTGCTGTGTTCTCTTCTGCAAATTCACATCAGGGTATAACAAAAGCCTTCCACCTCCTTAACGAATCGGCAATACTGTTCGTCAGAGAAGCGAAAGGCTCCACATTTTTCTATGTAGAACAAGCCTGCCGAGCAAACTTTACTCAGCCGGCACATTCCTATTTTCTTACCTACAAACAGCTTACCAGAATCATCATCTTTTGTCCAGTGCTTTATCGCATTAAAGTGTGAAATTTTCTGTGTGATTTTTCAGCAGCTTGCCGAAGTCTTATCTGCCTTTTCAGCTGGCAGACTGAAAGCATCGGCCAACGCGCTCAGACAGTGTGCTGCTCCCTCTCGGTGCGAAATTCAGCTTCACAATAATTCCGTTGTCCAGATAGCAATAAGGATTTCGGACCTTATCCAGCAGATTTTTCAGCCTTTCCTCCTGTGGCAGTCCGTGTTCCACTGCATCCTGCGGCAGTTCCTCCAGTTCAGACTGTTCAATCGTGCGGATGTCCCGGTTCTTCATCTGGTAGATCTGCTCCAACCAATTCATTCTGCCGTTTTCTTGCAATCGCGTTCCTCCCATTCAAGCCAGAAGTGTTTTCAGTAAATCCAATTTTGCCTGTCCTATATCCTTTCTCATGCTGGGGCCTGTGCAGGCAATCGGGGTACACAGTTCCAGCAGACGGTCATAGATACGGGCGTGGGCGGTATCCTGCGGATTCTTCAACTCCGTCAGGGTCAGGTTCGTGGTAACGATCAGTGGTTTCCTGCTGCGGTAACGGCTGTCGATGATGTTATAAATTTGCTCCAGCGCATATTCCGTGCCCCGCTCCATGCCGAAATCGTCAATGACAAGCAACGGATAGCCGCAGAGCCTGTCCACGACTTCATTTCGCCCGGAAAAGGCGTTATTCAGTTCATTCATGATTCGGGCAAAATTCGTCATGCAGACGGCCACTTCCTGTTCCATCAGGGCATTGGCAATGCAACCCGCCATAAAACTCTTGCCTGTACCAACACCGCCCCAGAGCAGCAGCCCCACATTCTTTTCCCGCATTTCCGGCCAGTGGGCCACATACCGCTGTGCCAGCTGCATCTGTGGATTTTGCCCGTGATCGTTTGCAAATGTCCAGTGCTGCATCGCCCAGTCGGTAAAGCCCTGCAGCTTCAGCCGCTGCACTTTCTCGTAATGCAGCCTTGCATGTTCTTCTTTCTCTTGCTTTTCCCTTGTAGCCTGCCTGCACTGGCATTCAGCCGGATGGCGGTCACGCCCAAACAACTTTCTGCCGTTCGGGAAAAATGCTTCTTTTGGTGTATTGCAAGTGCCGCAGTACAGCAGCCCATCTTCTGCAACATAGTCCTGCGGTTCCACAGAGATCGTCATAAGCCTGTCCATCGCTGTCTGGATCGTTTCCGTCATAAACTTTCCTCCTTGTTGTAGGTATAGTCCGGGATACCTGCTCCCGGTTTCTGTTGTCTTTTCTTCCGTGCTGACCAGCTACGCAGGGTCGCCGCATGGTCTGCGTACTTCCTGCCTGTAGACTGCATATAGATTGAAAGGTCATCAATCAGGGAATCTAACTCTGCAATTTCCATTTTCAGTTCTGAATAATCTTCCAGATAGACATTCCGATAACGCCCATATGCTTCTTTGGTTCTACTCAGTTGGTTCAATCTTAGGTTGTTCTTATTTATTTGGTTCGATGTGCAGTTTTGCGCAATCGTATTGCTCACTTTTGAGCAATCAGGCTGCTCATTTTTGACCATCTCGACTGTGCATTTCTGCGCAGTAGATGGGAAGCTTAGGAACACCTGGTTTGGCTTGGAAAAGCCATTGGACCGCCGTTCGATCAGCCGTGCGGCTTCCAGTTCCCGCAGGGCACGGGTGACACTGGAAATGCTGCTCTGAAGATCTTCCGCCAGCCCTGCCAACGGATAGAGCACATATGCCCGGCCCTGCACATCCACCCAGCCGTTCTTCTGCGAAAGGGTCATGCGGTCCAGCAGCAAAACATACGTCAATCGTGCCGTATGTGAAAGGCTCATCTGCAGCAGAAATTTCGGATAAGGGAAATAAGCGGGCAGTGGGGTTTGTGCCTTGATGTACTCTTTACTCAAACTTCCTCCTAATCGTTTTCAAAAGTCCCTGCCGAATGGGAAAGTCCTGCACGGGCTTACGCATCCGGCAGGGTTCCGGGGTGCGGGGTGAAAGACCCTGCTGATTTACAGGCTCATATCATAGCTGCGCTTCTTGCGTTTCGGTTGACGCTCACGCTGTTCCTGTCGAGCCTGCTCCTGCCTTGCCTTTTCGCGGACTCTAGCCTCCCACTCGCGTTTCCATGCAAGGTCGGATTTCATTTCATCGGTCTTTCGGAAGATGCTGTACACGTTATCCGATGCAATTTCCAGACGCCGGGATTCTTCTCTCAGGGGAGCGTATGCCTTTTTCCTCTCCGCGATTTCTTTGGTCAGTTCTTCTTTCCGTTTTTTCAAAGATTTCAGCGATGGCAGCTTTCCATCATTTTCTTCTCGGAAATATTTCACGGATTCTGCATAGGCATCCAATTCCTTGGAATGCTCTGCACGGAATTTTTTCTTGAAAATTGC